CCTTAAGTTCGTAATTTACTTCCATTCTACCTCGCACATTATTTCAGTAAGACAGGCAATTAAGTTAATTTCGTTATCTGAAACGAATGCACTACGATATTGATACTTTGATATAATTAAGATTGCTGATGGTATTGTTGACTCAACTGCATGTTCATATAGAGAATCATAAATTCTCCTTAAAATTGTATTAGAATCATTATCTATATTTTGAATGATCCATTTTCTAACTTCAGTGAAATTCTTATCTTTGAGGAATTTAACTAAATTTGAAACTTTAATATCCGCCACTTGTGCTAAAATTCCAGCGTCAATTTTTCCGCTAGAAGAATACCTCTGAAGTTCATTTAAAGTTCGTCTGAAATCTGGGAAATATTTATTAATGATCCCAGCGATAGCTGCTGTCTCATATTCAATTTTTTCCAGATTCATTATTTCCACAATTCGCTTCATAAACTCGGAAGCGAGTGAAGGCTTTTCTTTTGGTGGAATAGAAAAGTCAATAGATGCTGCACGAGAATGTAGTGGAGAAATTAATTTATTTTTATAGTTACATGTAAAAATAAATGTGCAGTTATTCTGTAACTCCTCGATCGATGCTCTGAGAGCAAGCTGAGCGTCGTGGGTTAGATTGTCACCTTCATCAATTAACAGAATTTTCTTACCTGTATTTGAAAGAGAAAGTGTGGAAGCATAATTCTTGACCTTATTACGAATAACATCAATGGACCTTTCGTCAGATCCATTGATGACCATAAAATCTCTATCAAGTTGTTTGGCTAGAGCTTTAATCGTCGAAGTTTTACCTACACCTGGTGGACCAGATAAAATCATGTTAGGGACTTTACCAGAATCTCTAACTTCGATAAAAAACTTTTTTATAGACTTGGGTAAAATGCAATCCTCGATTGTTTTTGGGGCGTACTTTTCAACAAAAATGAAATCACTGTTCATAAATAAAATCCGTCATTTTCAATAGTTCTTCAGGTAGCTCGTCAGCCCACATATAATCTATGCTTGTGTCATCCAAATCTGGCACAAAAAAATCATCGACTTCAACTAGATACATTATACTTGGAGTGTGAGTAGCTCTAGAATTTTCATTCTCTGGAAACATGTAGTTAGAGAATGCAATCAATTTTCTTTGAGTAAAATATCTTCCTATTTCTCTAGTTTGAACTCTTTTAGTAAATTCATCGATAGATTCCTTAAATCTCAATCTACCTCCAACTACCCAATATAGATCTTTACCTGGCTCCTCAACTCTCTTTATTAAAAGATATTTGTTTTTACATTTAATTAAAAAATCTACACAAAAAATAGGAACTAACTTAACTATCTTTAAATATTCTTCCTCTTCAATTAGTTGGTCCATAATAAAAGTTGTAAGTGTTTATAAATTTATTCTGTATTATATCCATTCAGGTTTTCTTTCTGGCATACGAAGATAATTAGATGCAACCCAAGGTTTGGATGCGATATACATCTTGTAAGCAGTAAAAGTGTCAACGCTTGTGTCAAGTTTATACTCATCTGGCATAGCACGAGCAAATGGACTTACATCAGTAATCTTCCCCTTGGGAAAAAGATAATAAGCATCCACAAGTGTTTTATAACACGAGTGAATTTTATTATATCGCAAAGTGTATTCATCACATAGATTTAGACCGTGCTTAATTAACCAATAAGCATTATGAATACTTTCTGCTGCCCATTTTGTACAAGGGTGATTACGGAATGCTCCCTTATCAGTTTTGTAAGGAGTATTATCTGTTTTATACAGATGCCCATAACCATGTCCCCATTTGTCAGATGCAATGATAGAAAGCATCTGACAGCACTCTAGAGGCATTTTAACGATATGCTTGTCTGGTAGACAAATAGCACTCTCAGCAGGCCAAGGAGAAGTCACAAAAATGTTCATAATAAAATTGTTTAGTCTCAGTCAGTATAAACCGAATCTGGCTCTAGAGCAATGTGATATTTAACATTTCTTGATTTACTCTCAAACCTAGATAGAAGTTTTTTCGAGATAGAAACATTATATGCTCCTGGAAGAATTTTGATATTCTCAACTTTAAAGTTGAATGTAAACTCTTTATCAGTTTCTCCAACTACAATTGAGAACTCATTTGAAGTATCATTCTTCTTATCCCTGACAACTAAACTAATTGTTCCATTTTCTCCCACTGCTGCCAAATCTGGAAGTTGATATACTGCCGATGCTTTGAGTAGTTTTTCTAACTGAGAATGCTCAAGATCAAATTCGACATCATCTGTTGGAAGTTTAATTTCTTTATCTGGTGGAGATACAATCACGGATGGATCAGCAAAGAAATATTTTACTTTTCTTTTTCCTTCTAAGATGTTTAAATATGAATCATTAGAAAAATCTAGTTCTGGATTATCATGTAGACTAATACCATTCAAAAACTGATTGAGATCATAAATTGCAAAGTCTTTTGGAAAATCTTCATCAACAACTGCTTCTGCCAGTACATTTTTCATTACTGACATTGTACGAAGATTTTTACCTTCCCTAACAAAAATAGATTGGTTAATAGAAGCAAAGTTTTTTAAAATAACAAGAGTATCACTAGAAAGTTTCATTTGTTTTCAATAAGATTGAGATGATTGATTAGAAGAATAGTATAATGGAGAACTTTAAAAAGATCTGCCCTTGGAGTTCCCTTAGTATCATACCTATCGATATATTTGGTGACATTACCTGCGCAAAATCCTTCACGACGATTGTGTTTAATCTTGTCTAAGGTTTGTTCTGTTCCACCTCCAGTCCTATCAACATAGTGTTGACTGTATGTTCCTTTGATGTATTCCTCTAGCTGCTTTAAAATCTTATCTTCATTGTATTTCCAGAAATTATTAGATCCAGAAGTGTACATTTTGTTTGTGTCGTTCATATTAAAATCAAAAATAATTTTGTCGTCTGCATTAAACAACATACTTTTTTCATCCAGCTTACTATTAACAGCTGATATTAAATCAAACCCATCTTGTTCCATATTAAAAAGGGAGGAATATTACCTCCCTTCATTATATCAGATAGTCTCTTCTGAGTCAACCTCCTCTGTGGAAGTAATTACAAAGTCTTCATCAATTTTTTCGTATAGTTCCATGAATGAAGATTTGGTTTCTTCGTCAAATCGTGCAATAGTGTATTTAATTGCTTTTTGTTTGTTACCGAAAATCGAATAGGCTTTCAAAAGATGAATTAGGCGACGAGTAGAAATGACTTCATCGATTCCACCATCAAAGAATGTTTTACGAATAGTGTCACTCCAGTTAACTAATTTACGAATAAAGTCATCCTCTTCAGATAGATTGATGGACTTAGCTAGTTTGGTGAGAATCTTAATCTCTACTGAAGTCGTAGGATATTGTTGCTCAAAAGTAACACTAAACCTTTCTAGGAAAGCTTCGTTCAAAACATTGGTTCCAATGAATCGCCCATCATCAGATCCTTTTCCTTTTGTATTAGCAGTAGCGATAATGTTGAAGCCTTCTTTAGGGTGAATTACCTTACCAATTTTTTTCAGGAACAATGGTTTACCTTCAAGTACAGATTGAAGAACCATAATTTTATTAGAGGCAAGATCGCATTCATCTAGAAGAAGAACTGCGCCTCGTTCCATTGCTTCTACTACAGGTCCATTGTGCCACACTGTATCTCCATTCTGGAGCCTAAATCCACCAATTAGATCATCGGAATCAGTTTCTACAGTTACATTAAATCGAATCAGCTCTCGCTTAAGCTGAGCACATGCTTGCTCAACAGCCATAGTTTTACCGTTGCCAGATAGACCAGTAATAAAAACTGGATAAAAAATACCAGAAGAAATTACTTTTTTAATATCAGCAAAATTACCAAAAGAAACGAAATTTGGATCGCGCTCTGGGATAAGATTCTTTTCTACATCTGGTTCAACTGCTGGAGCAGAATAGGATTTTTCAATTGAGTTGATTGCATCTACAGTAACTTCAAGATTCCACTTGCCATGACCAGACTTATATTTTTCTAGACGACGAGTTACAGTTGGATATGAGACATCTTTCATTGCACAGTAAGCTTTAATTTCAGCAGAAGTAATATTGCTGCCAAACATATCAAGAAGATCGGAAATAATGTTGTTCTCAGTCATTTTGAGTTTCATGGTGTAAGTTTGGAACTTGTTAATTATAGCAAGTCCATGGAGCATCCCAATCACTCCATGGACAGTTTGAAAATTGGATCAGGCAATCAGATCCACAAATTGAGAAAGAATTTTCTTGTTCATTTTTTTAGATTGCAATGACTTTTTAAATGCATTTCGAATATCAACAATAGAAGAAGACTCATCCACTTGGAACTGAGCATCATTTCCTAAAGAACTGGAATGAATGCCAAAATAACAATCATATCCAGATAGAGTTAATGCACAAGACTTATATTTTCTCCAGTCAGACATAATTTTACTGTGTTGGTCATCCGAGCAATCTTCCATGTGTTGCTTAACAAAGCTTACAATTTCGCCATTAGATAAAAGTCGAATACCAATGAAATTTACTGAAGGGAATACATCTTTCAAATGTTTCAAAAGAACATCGGTGAATTTATGGCTGGCATAATAAGAATATCGAGGAAAACTATAAGTAGTTTTTAATTTTTTATCACGAAGAAAACAATTATCACCAACAGTTGCCGTAGTCAATCTATCTTGATATTGAGAATAACGATTTAAAGCACTTGCCTCACCATCAGTAAGAACAACACATTGAACTTTCTGGACTTTAGTTTTGCTCTGGAAATGTGGGATGATTTCATGTAGAGAAATTATAGACTCATTCAATGGAGTTCCAGATAGAGTCAATTGTGATGGAGTTGAATATGAATATCCACCTTTAGTAAAAGCATATGCCAACCTATAGATATTTTTCAGATGTTGATCTAAAGTAGTGGAATTACAAGAACTAGAAATAAGATTAAGTAGATTGAAATTTCCATCAACTTGAAGGGTATTAGCTGCTACTTCTCCACCTTTACCATAAGAATAGGACCAAGAATTAGTGAATGCGTATACTTCAAATGGAATGGAAACTCTTTTACAGAACCAAATCAAATTAAATAACTGGCGGCAAGTCTCTAAGATTACCGTATCCATAGATCCAGACCAATCTAAAATAAAAATCAATCCGTGATTCTTTCCTTCTGGTACTGTAATTAATTTTTTAAAAATATCTTCGTTATACTTATATGAATGTAGAGAACTGCAATCTAAAACTCCAGTCTTAGATTCTGATGATTTAGAATATGCGTCTGCTGCTTTTTTACATTCAAATTCCTTAACCAAATAATTTACTTCTTTCTTTGCCGAAATTTTAAATTTGGAATAATCCGAATCGGCAACAGTAAAGTCAGAATGTTCAGAATGAATTTCCCAATATTTTTTACATAGAGAATGAATTTTTTTAGGAGAAACTACTACTTTATCCAAATTTATTTTTGGTACTTCCAGATATACGATTTCTTTAAAATCAGTTTCTGTTAGCCTGTTTACTGCTTTTGCAAAGGAGTTTGCGGTTTTAATATAATTTGAACTCAAAGAAGAATCATAATCTCCATTTTGAGTTTTTTGTTTTTGATCTGATTCGCCACTAGTAGAATTCATATTACTACTATTATTTTCAATTCGTTCTTCATTTAAAGATTCTGAATTTAACTTTTGACCTTCACTAGGGTTGTGACTTCCATTTATTTCAGCTGAAGCCGAAATGGATTGATTTAGATCAATCTTAATCTTTTCCATATTCTCTTTTTCTTCATTTTTGCAATATTCATAAAGAACTTCTGCTGCTCTTACTGCATCAATAAAGGTTTCAGCTTCTTGAATTTGATCTATAATTTGAGTTTCAATATCAGTAAAGCTCAAATTAATGAAGTTACCAATTTTAAAATATAGATTTACCTTATCCGCAAAATTATATTCCGAAATATCATCTTCTGAAATACCAAAGAAGTCATCATCATTTAATTCTTTGTATCCATTGAAGAAAGTCTTTTTAAGGCCAGGATAACGACGCTTCATTAGCTTTTCGATCCTGACATCCTCAGTCACATTTAGAAACTGCATTGGAACATCAGTCAATTCAGACCAATCTTCAGTTGAAGTATAAATGGCATGTGCAGCTTCATGGCTAAGAAGAAGCTGATAAACAGTGTCAGATGCCTTTTCCCAAATTGGTAATGTTAGAGTTCTAGTCTCTACATTGAATGATGCAGTTTCTACATTCTTATGGATAATATCCAGATTTTCAGTGGCAAGAAGACGAGCAAGATTGCCGTAGATTTCGTGCTTTGGTTTCATGGCTTGAAATGTCATTGATATTATTATACGCAAAAAAGCCACCCAGTAGGTGGCTCATATGCCAGTTACTGAACTGGCACTCATTTTTTAACCATAGAAAAGTTTCCTTTCTTTTCAAATTCTATAATATTGTCGAACATATCTTGTACTCCATCTTTGTGTGAGATGACAAAAATGTTAGAGTCCTTAATTACACAACGAATAATTTTTAAGAAATCACTCGTGCCAGAGTAGTCTAATGAAGAATCAAATATTTCATCTAGAACTAATAGATTGACATTAGTAGAATTTTTGACTTTAGCAACTTCTCTCCAAGCAAAAAGTAAAGCTAAATTAATTCTTTGCTTTTGTCCTTCGGAGAAACTACCATAACTAAAATCTTCATAAACAGGTGTCTGTATGTGTTCATTAAATTCTTCATCTAATATGAAATTAATATAAAAATCCATCATCTGCAAAAATCTATTTACTTGATGATTGATTAGAGGAAGATATTTTCTAATTATTTTTGATTTGACTCCATTATCCTTTAGGAGAGCATAGACATAATCATAGTTTTCAATTTTTTCTTTTTTATCTATGTACTCATTTTTTACTTTTTCTAGTTCACTTTCAAAATGAGCTAATTTATCGTGCTCCACATTTTTATTTTTTATTCTTTCTTTTATGTCTACTAT